ACTTCGCCGGGCTTTTTAATAGCCCGTGTCGATTAAAAAACTCCTTGCCGCGTTGGTGATGCGGTTAAAGTCCTTGATAGGCATAGCGTCGAGAACGTCGCTACCAATGCCCGCGGCCTTTGCCGCCATTTTCGCCTGAAAACTCCGGGACACTTCCGGCGCAAGGCAGTATTCATTGTTCATCTGCATTTCGGTTTCGATAGAAACCATGTCGCGGCCCGTCATTTTCTCGAAATCAAACGTCAGGGTCGTATAGGTTTCGCCTGCGTACTCGAAAGGCTTCTTGAACGTGTGCGTATAAACGCCTGCGTCAGCCTGTACGGGTTCGTTTACGGCTTCCGCGGTCATATCATGGGTGACAGCTTCCGCCGCGCCTGCGGCGTTCTGTGCGCTCTCTGCGGCGGCATTCTTGATGTTCTCACTCATTGTCAATTCCTCCGATTTAGAAATTCATATTTTCAGATACATAAAAGGGCATAATAAAACCCAGCGGGAAGCCCCGCCGGGTTTTACTTGCCAAGTGCCTTTCGCACGTCTTCGAGGTAATCAACGCCGTTGACGTAGTAGATAAAGTTCAGAATGTCGATTTCCAGAACCTTTTTACCGTCGATGTACGTTGCGTAGTAGGTCACGGGATATTCGCCGGACGCTTCCGCGGAAGATGCCGGGGCCAGCTTGCCGGGGGCAAACTTTTTGGGATTTACGACAAGGACGTGTTTCACGGCCTGCTGGACATAGCGTCCCGTGCTGTTATCCCAAGACTGCTGTGCCGCCCGCAAATCAAGCTGGTGCTTGCGCGGCTCTGCCAGCTTGATAGCGTCCGTAGTGACGGAACGGAAATTCAGGGTCAGGGACATAGCTTCAAGGTGTCCGACAAACGTTCCGTCGAACGTACCTGCGATGCCCGCGCCCTTGACCTCTTCCGAAATCTGCGTGATTTCGGGGAGTGTGACTTCTGCCATGCCGTAATATTCGGTCGCGTCCTCATATACGGCAAAGTTGGTTACGCCGTTTTCGATTTTCATTGCTCTTTACCTCCTTACGCCGACAGCGCCGCGGTCACATAGTCCGCGTCGTATTCAAGGACGAATTCGCATTCCCTCATAGGGCTTGCGGGGGTCATGTAGATATGGAAAACAGCCTTGCCCGCCATAAGCGCGGTCGTGCTGTTCTCTTCGTCCAGAAACTCCACGCGTGCGCCCAACAGCTTTTCTTCCGAAACAAGGCCGTTCAGCCAAATGTTTACGGAATCAACGATGCTGTCGATAAGGCGGCGCGTCATTTTCTTGTCGATCTTGCTCCAATAAGTAAGAATGACAGAACGGGCAACCCAACCGAACATACGGGAAACGGAAATGAAGTAGTTCTTCACGTCCGTATCGGCTGGGAAACAGGCGGTTTCGTCGCCCCACAGCACATAGCTTCCAATGAAGTTCAGCGCCGTAACGATACCGTTACTGTTCAGGTAGTTTGCCTGCGCGAGATCGAGAAGCACAGTCGTTCCGTCCGCAAGCATAGCGCGGTCGATCTGCAAGGACTTGTTCGACGGGCTTTCCGCCGGGCAACCGCCGTTGTCCGAATCGGTCTTTCCCATCAGGCCTGCGGCGTGGACGGACGCATGAAACGCACGGTCGCCCAGCCCGAACATAGGCCAGCAGAGAATTTCCGCCTTGCTGTTCATGTTCTGTGCTTTCTTCCATGCGGGAACGTCCGCGTAGTGGCGAACGGTGTTGGTGTCCGCGTCGATCAGGGCTTTTGCACCCGTGAACACGGTGTTGATTGCATCCGCCTTTGCGGTCATAACCGCCGCGACATTGGACTTGTCGGACCAGCCGGGGGCAACGATAAGGTCGGGGACGATGCCATATTTCGGAAAAACCTTGTCGATCAGTTCAAGACCGGAATACTTCTTCGTGCTGGTATCGAAACCGCCGATAATGTCGTTTTCGTTGATTTTGGAGGGGTCCACCGCGTCGAACGTGATTGTCAGTTCTCCCGTTTCAGCGGGAATACTGCCGCCGTCCAGAACTTCAAGAATCAGGTTTTCACCCTCATAGAAAAGTTCATAGTCGGTCCCGGCTGTGTAGCTTGTCACCTTGACCGTGTTTTTCAGGGCTTCGAGGGGAAGCAGAACTTTTCCGTCTGCGACGGGGTAGTTCTGTTCTGCGACGCTCTTCTTGTGCTTCGCAGGGTCAAGCACGTTCACGAACACCACAGGGGCCACGCCGTACAGCTTGAACTGCGAATAGATAGCTTCGCAAATGGGGTACTTCTCCCAATCGTCGCTATACCCCAAAGCGGCGACGGCTTCCGCGTAAGACTGACACATGATAGGGTCGTTCGGTGCGCCGTCCACGGTATGACCGGGGGCCGCGCCGACGACGAACGCAATACCAGAATCAGCGGTTACAGGGGTAGAAATCGACGTGTCGTTCTGACGCGTCGAAACGCCGTGAAAATAGTTTGCCATCGTTTATACCTCCTTGTTTCCTCGCATTGTCGAAACAATGTCGTTGTAATACTTGTGCGCGATATTGCCGGGGGTCTTGACCTTTGCGGCAAACGCGGAAAGCCGCTCCACGGGAACGATCAGACGTTCCGCCTGCGGGTAGTCTTCCAGCACGTCCGCAAGGTAGGCTTTCACGTCCTCGAACGTACCGTTGAATACGGCGTGTTCTTTCAAGCGTCCGTGCGGGAGGGAGGGGCCGGCATACACGAACAGGCCGTAGCCCTCCGGGGCGGCTTCCTGCGCGTCCTCTGCGGGCGGCTCTGTGTTGCTGTCCCCGGTGGTGCTTTCCTCGCCGTCCTGCGGCTCCTGTGTTGCTTCGTCGCCCTCCGCCGGGTCGTTACCCTCCGGGGGCGTTTCTGCGCCGTCCTGCGGCTCCTGTGCGCCCTCTGCGGCGCGTGCCTGTTCCAGCAGTTTTAGAATGTCGTTTTTCTTCATGCTGTCGTCGGCTTCGATGCCGTGTTCCGCGGCAATTTCCAGCAGTTCGTTTTTGCTCATGCTGGACTTGAATTCTACTGCCATATCTGTTGAACCTCACTTTCGATAATCGGCATGGTCCATGTCGTCATCATTTCGCCCAAATAGTAAGGGGCTGTGCTGTCCGGGTACACAATCATTTCAAGCGGAGATTTCAAGACGAACTGCCCGCCGACAACGCCATCTTTCAGCAGGGCGACGCGAATTCGCGTCAGCAGGTTCAAGACGCATATTGCGCCCTCGCTTTCGTCCTCCGAATAGGTGGCGGCGACGATACGCACGGTGCATTCGCTTTCCGGGTCCTGTCCCTGTTCCTGCGTGTCGGTGCTTTTGATGTACTGCAACAGCAGGTAGGGGACCCGCTCCGTTTGCGCGGTTTTGTTCGGCAGGCGCATTTTGTAGACCTCCGCCGCGCGTTCCTTGTTCTCTCCGCTCTTGCGGTCCACCCGGACGGGTAAAAGAATGTCTTTTGTTTCTTGCTTCACAAACGCTTCCAGCGCGTCAAGCAGTTGTAAAGGTGTCATGCGCTCAACCTCCGTACCCGTTTAGAATGCGGGTGATTTCGTGTTCAACGCGCTTGTTGATGACCTCTTGTGCCTTTTCCTCCACGTCGGCAAGAACGATACTGTTTCCCGCCATCTGTGCCGTAGACGGCCCCATGAACTCGCTGATAGGCAGGCGCTTTGAACCGTCGCGCTCGAACATACCTGTATGTCCGCTTTGCATTCTCGCAATGAACGCGTCTTGAAACGGCGTGCGCCCGTTTCCGGCAAGCACCGCCGCCGACACGGTAGCCCGTTGGATAGGAATTGTCGGCGATACGTTGAAGCGGTATAGCGGTATCTTGTGGCCTGCAAACAGGACAGTTCCAACAATTCCGCCGTCGCTGGACTGTGTGCGGACCTTGATTGTCGTTTCCGCCCGGACGTTCTGCCGCGTGATTGCATAAACGGTCGTGATGCCCTTTAGGGTTTCAGAACGAACAGTGTTGTTCGCCCGGCGGATAGTGCTTGACAGCGCCTTTTCTATGCCGCCGGGAACACCCGATAAAATCAGGTTGACCCGCTCGATCTGTTCGGCTGTAATAGTAATCATTCGGTCAGCATCTCCAAATAAAGAACGATTTCCCCGGCTTCCGGGTGAACCTTTGTGATTTGGTAAATGTGGTCGCCGATTTCCATATTCAGGCCCTTTTGTGGAATTGTCTTCAACAGGGATAGCGGGACATATACAACAAGGTCAACAAGAACCAAGCCGTCTACATGGTCCGTAGACGGCTTTTTCCTGTCCTGTGCGCCGCCGTCATCAATGATGACAGGGCCTTTGTAGCGCACCCCGTCAATCCAGAATTCCATAACGTCGGCGTGTTCGCGGGCGTTATGGAATACCGCTGTAAGGTCCCGTTCAACCTGCGCTTTGAAGTTCATTACAGGACCTTTGCAACGTACCAGCTATTGACCTCATGGGGAACGGTCAGCGGCTTACTGTTGACTTGCAGGAAGCGGCGGTCCGGGCGGCGCTCAACCCACGTCTGCGGCACGCGGTCGCCCTCCACGGTAACAAACGTCTTTCCCTCTTCGGGAATCATGGTGATTGCGCCGTAGTAGATGGAATACTCCGCTTCGGTAGACAGCAGGGCAAGCGTGCCGTCAGGAACAAGCGGCTTCTGCGTCGGGGCGCTGGGGTCGGTCCAGTTGTCCAGATACCACTCGTTGTACTGGTAGAGGTCAAGGCCCAGCTTGTGAATAGTGCCGATGTAGGTAAGGCCGTTCGGCAGTTCGCGGGGCTTGATGACTGCCAAATCATAGGCGCGAACGTCCAGAACAGACTTGACCTTTGCGTTGTTTACAAAAGCGTTCGCAACGTCCTTTGCCATGATGCAGATATTGCAGTTTACAAAGCCCTCTTTCTGGACGGCTTCGCGCCAGCGCTCCAAATCGCCCAGCGGGTCGGAAGTATCGGCGTTCCACTTCTTTTCGGCGCTGACGATAGTTTCCTTGTTGGTGAAGTCAAAGTCGATAACTTCGTTCAGGCCCTCACCGATAATGGGAATCTGCCCGGTGAAAATGGCGGTAGCCGCCATCCACTCTTCGCGGCGCACGATCATTTCGTTCAGTTCGCGCAGGTCGTCCGCCAGCTTCTCAACGGCACGCTCTGCGGGGGTTCTGCCGCTGTACGGGTTTTCACCCGCAGAACGGTTCAGCAGGTCGTCAACGGTGGTGATTTTGTCAGGGGCCAGCAGAACGGGGGTGTAAGTCTTCGTCTGGTAGCCGCTGTTCGGAATCACCTTGCCGCCGACTTTCGGGTGAACGAACGGCGCGAGGGCGCGGCTTCCTTTCTTGAAGTCAACATCAACGCTCTTCGCGGGGAAAGTGCGGCGGTTCTTGAACAGGGTATCGCGGAAAAAAGTATGCACGGGGGGCATTCTGGTAATCAGCTTACCCAGCGTGCGCGGGGTGTAAATAGTTGTTTCGATAGCCATTTTCTCTTCGCTCCTTTACTTCAAAAAGATTCCGATATTGCGGAACGCCTTTGCCAGCGTATCGGCGGTCACGCCCTCCGGCAAGGTGATAGCGTCCGCGAAAAATTCGCCCGTCAGGTAGACGACGACTTCTTCCGCGGCTTCTGCGGCGGTTGCGGCGATGCCGTAAATGCCCGCCGTGGTGTTCTCATACTCGGACTTCGCCGGGGTGCTTGTGCCGCTCACGGCTTCGCTTGCGGCGACTTTTACAACGGGTTCAATGCCGCTGTCCGTCAGCTTGACGGGTTCGTACTGCTTGACGCTCTTTCCGGTGGCAACAGCCTTGACCGCCGTAACGACGGGGTATTCTCCGGCGAAAAACTTCACGGGTACGCTCTGGTCTTTCTGGATTTCGTACATGGTGTTTCCTCCTTTACTTCGTCGCGGGGAACAGCTTGTCAATGGCCTTGTCAACGTCATTGTCGCCGCCGTCATCGCCTGCGCCCTCATGTGCGCCCGCTCCAACGTCGCCCGCACCGCTCTTCTGCGCGTCGTCGTCGCGGTTCTTGATGTAAGTTCCGCCCTGCTTCTTCTGCGCGGCAACGATAGCCTTTGCCACGTCGCCCGCCGCAATGGGGTTGTTGAACTTCGCGTCGTTTACGATGCTCTCATAGCCCGCAAGCGCCACGTCTTCAATGTCCTGAATGCGCTTGCGCTCCGCGGTGGTCGCCGCGTCCTCGATCTGACGCGTCAGGTCGGGGAAGGCCGCTTTCAGGCCGTCAACCGTAGTGATTTTTTCGATTCCGTCCATTGTGTTTCGCTCCTTTTCGGTTTTTTTGTGGTTTGTGTTATTTGAAAAACCGCCGGGCGTGCGGGCCGTCATGCGGTTTAACAACGATACAGGCATATTCGGAAAGCGCGTCAGGTCGAGGGAAACGCTGTTCACAACGACTTTCGCCGCATTTTCCACGGTCGTTTCCGCGTCCTCAAACATGAGTTTGTCGCAGAAACCCGCGTCAACGGCCTGTTTGCCGTCGTACCACGTTTCAGCCGCCATGATTGCGGCAACGTCCGCCGCGTCCTTTCCCGTTTTCAGGGTATAGGCGTTCACGATAGACTGCTTGATGACCTTTAATTCATCGGTCATTTTCGCAAGTTCCGCTTCGTTGAAGTAGCCCAACAGCCCCAACGCCGGGTCATGCACCATGAAAACGCCGTTTCCGGGAATTTCGATGCTGTCGCCCGCCATTGCAATAATCGTCGCCGCAGACGCGGCCCAGCCGTCAATTTTCACGGTGATTTTCGCCGCGTTGTCTTTCAGGCGGGTGTAAATGGCATTTGCGGCGAACACGTCACCGCCGCCGCTGTTGATGCGTACCACGATTTCAGGCACAGCGCCCAGCGCGTCCAGTTCCTCCGTGAACTGCCGCGGGGTCACTTCATCGCCCCACCATGTTTCGGAAGCAATGTCGCCGTAAAGAATGAGTTCCGGGGGATTCTCCCCGCTTGCTGGTTGGAAGTTCCAAAAGTGTTTATTCTTCGGTTTTGCCTGCGGCGTTGCCGTTTTCTCCATTTTCTTTTACCTCCCTTAACATTTTTTCTTCGCGCTTCAACTGCGCGGCGTTTCGGTAGAAGTCTGAACCGTTCATTTCCATAGCTTCGCGGTCGCGTGTGGAAAAACCGTTCTGCACGCGCTTTTCCGCCGCGGTGACTTCCTGTACCGGGTTCAAAAGGCCCTGCGCCGGGCCGTTCCACTCTGCGCCCGTGTACGCCTTGCGAATCAGCGGGTCAGAGAAAAAGCCGGGCGCGGGAATGCGGCCCTTTGCCACGGCTTCGGCGAGCCATTCTTCATAGACTGGTTGGCAAAAATCATTTGCAAGCCACGTCCGATACATACGGAACATTTTCCACGCTTCCAGAAGCGCCCCGCGGGACGCGCTGTAAGACGCGTTGAAGTTCTTTACCAACAGTTCATAGGGAATTTCAAGGGCCGCGCCGATCTGACGGCAGATAGCCACAACGAACCCGTCAAAAGCCGTGTTCGGTCTGCCGGGGTTCATGTCATGTGCCTTTTCACCCTCGTTCAAATCCACGATTGCGCCGGGGGCAAGTTCAATCGTGCTGTCGTCGCCTGCGTCCACCTGTGCGTCTTCAGGAATGATTTCACCAAATCCGCCGTCGCTGGACGCTGATTCCTTTTCGATAAACACCGTGAACATACCAGAAACCACGGCGGCGACAAGTTCCGCGTCTGTATATCGCCCAAGCTGTTTCAGTGCTTCGATGACCGGGGCAAGAAACGGCACGCCGCGGCGCTGTCCGATGCGCTCCCGGTTCATAATGTGAAGCACGTTCCGCCGCCCGGTCTTTGCTCCCCACGCTTCAACGCGCGTCCACCCGGTTTCTGTCATGTCATACGAAAGAGGGTGGTGCTTGCTGATATGGTAGGCCACGACTTCGCCCGCGTCGTTGGTTTCAACGCCGCCGATGATATGCGGGTCAACGATCCCGTTCGGATTGCTCAACCTGTCCGCTTCGATCAGACAAATTCGCAGGTCGTAAGGCATATTCGCCCGCTTTGTCACGGGCAATGTTGCGATAACGTCACCACTCATAAGCCAGTTCAGAAACGCGAGTTGTTGCAGTTCGTAGAAATTGTCAAGCCGTTCAAGGTCGCAGGCGGTCGAATCAGCCCACAACGAAAATTCCCGCTCGATTTTGCGTTCAAGGTCGCGGGCGGCTTCTTCGTCCATTCCCAACGCTTCATAGTCGATTTGACTTTTCAGCCGCAGGCCGGACCCGATGACGTTTGTTC